GCGCCAAGCAATCCAGCGGAGCCACCTGCGCCAAGCAATCCAGCGGTGCCTGCGGAGCCGCGCGCGGCAAGCATAAGTTGCGTCATTCTCACAAGCTCCGTGTTGACGGAAGCTATCTGTGTCTTTAAAACTATGAAACCTTCGCTGATTTTCATAATTGCTGTGGATGTGCCTGTGCCAAGCATCACAAACTGGTTCAAACTGGCGTTGTAAGCGTCCGTGGCCGCTTTAGCCACATTCTTGGCCACCGTCGATTTCTTCACAGCGGAAGCGGAAGCCGCCGCCGCTCCGGCTACTTTACCGAACGCGGCGGCGAGCTTATCCAGTGAATTAATTTTTTTAACGTCTATCGAGCGCAACGCCTTGACAATTCCTGCTATTCCCAAAGAAATTCCTTTCAAAGCACCTGCTGAAAAAGATGATGCCGACATGCTTCGCAAAGACTTTATAAGCAATTGTAAATTAGCAATTGATTTGACGTTCAATGTGTTTATACTTACAGCGACAGAAGCAATGCTGTTAGCCAGCGGTTTCCATCCTTTACTGGTTACCGTTATTCCCGACAATCCTTTCATTACTTTGATCAAAGCTGTGAAACCAGCAATCTTCGTGGTGGGGACGGTAGTTAAAGTACCATAAAACTTTGTGGTGGCCGCAGTCATCTTTTGTAAATTAGCAGTATAAACACTCATGCCACCAGCAACATCGAAATATCTCTTGGCCTCGGTAGCAAGTTTTTTGTTTATTTTTGCCTTTAAAGCATTGAACTGCGCAAGAACGTCCACTGTGCTTTTCGGCACAATCTCTTTCCCAGCACCTATCTTGAATAAATTTTTCAAACCGGTGGTGATCGCGCTGAATCCAATTGTGCGGAAAGTTTTAATGGCGTCGCTTAAAGTTTGAAATATATATACTGCGCCTTGGGCGGTTTTCAAAGCTATGAAAACTTTGACAAGACCTATCATGGATTTGGCCACATTAACCACAAGGGATTTATGCACCTTCATATACTCGGACAAATCGACAAACCAACCACTGACCGCTTTCAACGAAGCCACGAAATCATCGTTCTCGTTGATATATTTACCAATAATTATCAACGTCTCCTTCATGCGGTTCATAAAGAACGTCAACTGCGCCGTCAGCGTGCTTTCCATCTCGGCGGCTATTCTTTTGTTTGTGCCCGCGACATCCTTTTGAATCTGCTCGTACTCACGGATTTGGTCGCTCATGCCCATTAAAGCGCGGATAGTGAATTCCGACCGCTCGGTGAACCCCAACTCCATCATCATTGCTTTTTTCTGCTCATCCCGAAGATTGCCATATTTTTTTGTCAAATCCTCGAGAATATCGGCGACTTTACGAAACCGCCCGGACGCATCATACACACTTAATCCGTAATAGTCCCACACCTCCTTCGACTTGATTGCGGCCTTTGTGAGGTCTCTTATCATCATGGCGAGCCAGTTGCCCGCCATTGAGCCTTTAATGCCCTGCTGCGCGTAAGCGCCTAAAATAGCGATACCCTCCTCCAGCTCCATGTTCATTAACCGCATGGCGGTACCTGCTTTACGGGACAAGGAAAGAGCGAAATCACGGATCGATAAATGGTCGCTTAACTTTATCATGTTGGCGGTATTGATCAGCGTGTTCTTGGAGCGCATGCCTAGCGCGTTCTGCGAATCTATAAGCAGTTCTGTTGCCTCTTTCATCTCCATCAAAGCGGAAAGCTGTTCAGTGGCGGACAAACCCGCGGCGGACAAGTTATAGTAGCCTTGGGCAAGCTCGCTGGCGGAGAATAAAGAGGATCGGGACATTGTCAAAGTCAAATCTGACATTGTCTTTCTTGTCTGATCGGAAAGATTGGAGAGAAGCGCGGTCGAACGGCGCAAGGAGTTCTCGAAAGTGGCGAAAGTGGCTACGGAAATTGAACCAAACCCCGCCACGGAGGCGGCTAAAGTGGTCAATCCGTTGTTTAATTTGGAATTGTATCCCTCAACTTTATGGACATATCGACCAACATCCGCTATGGACGAGGTCAGCTCCCGTCTCAACCCCGTCGCGTTACCTGTCAAATGCGCCGCTAAAACACCAATTGATGCCGTCATTTCTTTTTCCTCGTTGCTAAATGCAAGGATTTCCACTGGTTCATTTTGGCAACAACAGGATTAACTCCAACATCACCGGCAATCATTCTCCTGGCGCGTTCCAAAGCGGTTTCCTTTGTCGCCGGCTTTTTCTCCTCGGAAACATTAAACTCCAGCAGGCAATCCTTTAACTCCACTTTCTTTTTGCCCCAATGCGTCACTAAAATTGATTTAATGTCCGCAAGGTAGTACTCCAACTTCTCGTGATGCGACATTTTGATGTTGAGATACGCGAGCCAGTCCAGATACTCGTCACGACTCATCTCGTTCTCAAGCTCCTCAACGCTCCTGTATCCCAACATCTCGGCAAGTTTAAAGTGGTAAAACCTTCCGGACTCCGTTAGTTTTTTTCCCGCTCACCTATCTTGCTGGCGTCGCCACCATTGACTTTCAGGAAAATGGTAAGAAGCTCCTGCGCGTCGGGACTGGGGAGGTCGTTCATAATCTGATCGGACGTGAACAAAGGCTCACGTGTTTCGATATCAAGGAACTGATCCGCCATCGCGCCAAGAATCTCCTTGCCACGATCCAGCTCGTCCTTGCTCTCGGTATTAAACAAAGAATCCATCCTGGCGATTGAGTGCTTTTTGCAATACACCTCCAAATCGCCCAGGATGGTCACTTTCTGCACCGAACGTTCCTTGATTTTCTTTGCAATTTTGTCTTTCACATTCATCATTCAGCCTTTCTTGTTAAAGCGTTCATTCATTTATTCGTAACTTACAAAGTATTCAACAGCACACCTATCTTAAACGTGGTGGCGGTGGTGGAGGACGAGCTTATTCTGATGTTACAGACATCCGTCATGCTGGACGAGTCGTCCTCGATGGGATTGTCGTATCCGCTCAAATCATCCCATCTATGGATGTATGACGCTGATAAGCTATGGGTGTACAGCTCGACATCGGACTCGCCAAGAAAAACCACACGACCCGCCCCGGTCAGGGTGAATGCTAAAAACTTCATATCCTTCGCGTCGAACCGCATTTCCGACTCCGTGACGGGAGCTACGGAAATCGCCGTGTCCTGAATAGGAAGATTATCGCCTGTGCCGCCAGAAAACGGCACAACATTAACAGCCACCGTGCCAACTATGACACCACGCCGCACGCCACCTGTCCAATATAGATCAACTAAAAGACCTGTGGTGATGCCGTGCCCCGTGCTTAAAGTCGCATTGCCCTCGGTATTGCCTGTTCTTGTGGTCAAAGTGCCAGCCTGCGCCGCTAAAATACTGTGCGACTGGACTATGGCGCCCTCGTCGGAAAAAGTGGCGGAGCCACGGAAGGTCATGCCGCCAATTCCAATTGTTTCACTTGTGCTTGCTGTAACTGACATTATGTTCTCCTAATTAGGCGTTAAAATTAATTGCGCCGGTAAGACGTAAAGTAAAAGACGAGGTCATCTGCTCGCCAACACTGCCGGAGAACCCATAGGTCTTTAGGAAGCAATCAGCGGACCAGGCTGTCGAATCGGCGTCCGGAAAATTGATAGTAACCGTCGAAACATCTTGCCCGATAGGTGGTGCCACTGCGGGGTCAAAATTTATAGTCCCGGAAATCTGGCCGGGGTCTTTTAATTTAGCGGCGATAAAATCCTTGTAATTCTCCGAATTGAAATGCGAGACATCAATCTCGTCAGTATCGATCTCCAAATCAATGTCGGTGATCTCCGCGAAAAAATCAGCGTAATCAGTCCCTTCGTCGCTTGTGCCTGACAAAGATAGTCCAATCGGTTCAAATGCTTTGGTCGCCATTTCCCATACTCCTTAATTAACCATTCTTATTGTTGTAAAGTTTAAAGTTGCCAGCCACCTATTGTTCTCATCCTTTCCCAAGGGCAAAATACAGGAAACTTGTCGGAAGTCCTCGTATCTATAAGTCTTTCCTGGCACCGCGTACTTTCCTTTACTGTTTAAAAATTCCTGTATCGGCTGTAATATATCGTAATTTTGCTTGTAAGTCAATGAACGCGCGCGTATCTGAAAGGATTCCACGTTGTTTTGAACGCCACCAAAAGTTTTGTATAAACTGTAGCCGCCAGTATCGTAAAGCGAAACCACCTTGACCGGATTATCCGGCTCAAAACCGATACTGCAAGCGTATGTCCGGTTGTGTGGGTTGGGGGGATCATCGCCTATAAAATAAACATAGCCCTCGAAAACCAGTAAATCCTTGACATCTTCCGTTACTGTGTTCATTTAGAATCCTAACTTTTCGCCGGAAACCAGCTTTGGTTGTTTAATTTTGTAACTGCGCTTGTATAGCCCCTTGTTCAACCATGCGTCATGCGTCTCCTTCCTCATCCTCGCCATAGTGCGTGGCATTTTATTGACGTACGCCTGTTCCAGAAACTTCCACTGCCCAACTTTATAGCCATTGGGTTTAGGGTTTATTTCGTGGACAAACAGGAAATGGTTGGCCGAATAACCCACGCTGACGGCGGGTAGTCCCTTCTTTTCCATCTCCTTGACAAACCGCAGCTCGGAATTGATTTGCGCCTGACGTTTGCGGTATCTGCGCTTTCGTGTGATTTCATTTGACACTAGCGTATGCTCGGACAGACTTACTTTTCCGTTCTCGTGGCCTCGAACAATAAACGAGGAGCTTCTCAAATATCCGGTATCTTTTGGGCAGAGCTGTTCGGACTCTTTCCTAATACCAATGGCGGCGTCGCTCAAAGCGCGTCTCATCGCCATTTTCATTTGCGGATATTTGCTTAAAATAGCGGACTGCACGTCGGCCACGTTCTCCGCTTTGAAATGAATACCAAACGAGTAGCCATGGATGCGCCTATTGGCTTTGCCAACTTTTCTAACTTCCTTGGTTAATCGTCCTTTGTATTTATACTCCTTCACAAAACAGCCTCGTAATACATTGCCGTGTCACGAATATCAGGTGTCGCTGAAAATGATTTAATCTCCTGCGCGCCTGTCTCCTCCAGCGGATTGTCCAGAACTGTGGAGTCCAAATCCCCTAGCATTAAATAGTCGCCTATCGTCATTGCCCTATCGACGATAACGATTGATTTAGACACTTTGCTCTCGCCGTCCTCATTAAGATACATCTCGTTTATATCGTCCCAACGGCACGCGACTTCAACCGGATCGTCGAATTTCATATTGCCATAGCCGTCACTGCCGTCTCTTCTCCACCACACGGCGTTGCGTGTCCGCAGTTTGTTTAAAAATCCTTCCAGACTCATGATAGCTCCTCGGATAAATCACCACCAATAAATGATATGGACGCCATTTTCCGGCCTTTGTTTAAATTGGCGAGAGTGCCGGTATTGTCCAGAATCAACGCCTGCTGGCCGTACATAGTGACCTCCAACCGCAGTCCCAGCCGATATTGATAGGATTCGGAGACGCTTCTAACACTGTTGGACGACACGCGCTGATCACGCATCGAGCAGAAATGGGCGGCAAGATACAGCTCAATCTCCTTCAGCAGATCGTCGTCGGTTATCTCGTCCTCCAAATTTTTATTGACGACAATGTTGGCGGTATTGATGAACGCGTCTATCTGCGTGTCCGTCAGCGTGGTGTCGTATATAACCTTGACTTCGTCGCTTGTCACTCTCATAATTACTCCTTTTCGGTACTATACATGGATTTGTCTATGAATTCAAGAGCGGATTCATTCCAGACGAGGCCGGAAACGTTAATGGCGCTTTTTAAAATAAACAAATCACCATTGACCACGGCGTCGGTGTCAATAATAATGGCGCCGGCATGAATTAAACTGTTTACTTGGTTTAAATAAACACTATACCAATGCTCTATGTCGCGCAGATTGCTAAAGAACCCAGTTCTGCCAACGGAGTTTATCACCGCTTTTTTAGGACGAACACAAATAATCCACAGCGCGTCCGGGAAGGCGGCACGCCAGACATTATGGATTAACAACAGTTTCGGCTCCTTGTAGTACCATGCGCCTGTCACGTCCTGATCACGGAGAATGCTTTCCACCGTTTCTCTAATATGTGGAAACTGTTTAATTATCGGATAGGTCGGAAATGACTTCTGCCCGAGCGGATCGGCGTTTAATTCCTTTAAAATCGGCTTGACGCAAGCGTCCCGGATTTGTTTATTCTCAAAAAACCCCTTTTTATTGTAGCGGTTGCCGGGAACAGTGTCGCCGCCGCGCGCTCCGCATAGCTCAAAAACACCAGCTATCATGCTTGTACCGCTCCGGGGAATGCCTGTGATTAATATTGGCGGGTTCATTTGACGAAAACCGAATTAACATCGTCCTCGGAATGAAGAGTGTAGCCGTGATTTTTGAAATAGTCAAGAATAAACGGATAATTCTCCGCAAGCCTGCGTTCCTCGTGCTGCGCGTGCGTCTTTATCATCACAACGCTTGGCGAATGCTTGTCGATAGAGAACCCAGCAAGAACCTCCTTCTCACAACCTTCAGCGTCGATAACTAAGAAGTCCAGCTTTTTATCTATTTCGGCAAGAATATGATCCAAAGTGTACACCCAGCAATCCGTGTATTTATCCTCGGAAAGAAATCCCGCGCCCCATCCTTTTATTTCTGATTTTTTAAGATCGTTATACAAGGAGACGCGCTCTTTTTTAAGCGTGGACAAGGAGCCGCCTATATACAGTCTGGCGGCGCCGACATAATCGCTGACCGCGCAGTTGCGGAACTGCACGTTATTATTTCCTTCCCAATTTTTGACGCATTCGTAATATGATACGGGATTGGGCTCAATCAAGCAAGCGTGCCAACCATCTTTAATGAAACCGGGAGACGGCGACCAGTTGATCCCATTGAACGCGCCAACCTCGACCAGGAAGCCATCAAACTTGTCCGGGAAAAAATTATTTCGAGTTATTTTCATGGGGGAGTTCCTTGTACCAGTTCAAATCGTCAATAAATCCGTGCAGATGCATGAACTCACCCAACTTTTCCGTTATAAACTTGCCATGCTCGTATTTAAAGAACTCGCGCCAGGAATCTTTCCTGCCCTTCCAGTAAAAATCAGTGTTCTCACTTTGGATTTTTTTAAAGCTCTGGCGCGCTATCACATCCTCGACCCAGCCATCATCCGGCGAAACACCTGCCACCTTTTCATAGATACGACGTAAAATCGCCACACCGTCATCGTGCAGACCCTCGTAAGTGATGATGAAATCAGCCTTGTCGGATTGAAGATAGGAGTTGACCCAAGCCTCGTAAGCGTTCTGCGTGGCCTGCGGCTTGTATTCCCTTGTCTGCTGTTTTATCACTCCCATCAAGTCCGTCGAGTTGCGGTAGTGCATCGCCGAGGTCATAACCGCGCGCGGGTCGCGATGTATAAACACCAGCGTGCCCTTGACGCATCTGTCTCGAATGTCGTCGTCATAGCAATGGTATGCGGAAATTTCAGCGTCCCACGGCATATGAAGTTTACGAATAACATAATCGGTCTGATACTCGCCTATGCCGTAATACTGGATAGGCTCGTTGTGATTGTTCTGCAACGGCGCTTTGAAAAGATCACTCAACAAACGATTCAACCACGTGTTGCCGCTTTTAGGAACTCCGGTTGTGAACACCTCTTTACTGTCTGGAAAGTTCATTTCACCTCCGCCACGATAACGTCATCGTCCTGAATGCCGTTCTCGTAAAATATTGTGTAGTTGCTGTTTACTTCCTTGAGTTTTTTCTTTATCATATCCTCGGTGATATCGGCGCCCCAATCGCCCTTTTCGGCAAACTTCCTGCGGTCATCTATCATAATGATGTCGTTTCTACGATTATTCCGCGCAAGAAGGATCAACTCGTCCAAAATTGGACAGGGCTTCTTGTATGTCGTGTACCCATTATCGACATGCGCGTCCAACCAGAACATGCACGGATAGTTTGGCAGATTTTTACATATCACAGGAAGAACGTCCATCGAGTCGCCGTAAAGCAACGTGACGCGATCATCATTGAAGAACCGGTCAAAGGTGCTTAGATACAGGTTATGCGCCAGCTCCACTGAAATAACGCGGTCAAACCCCGCGTCCAGCGCTCTTTGCACACCGTTCCCCCGTTCGGTGCCGGTTTCCACAAAAACATCCGTCTTCTCCACGTACTTGTTTAAATCAAATCCAATCATTATTTGCTCCTATATGAAAAATTAACAATACCATGCGCCATATTGTCGGGAAACTCGAAATCCATGCTCAACCGTTTCCCTGATAAAAACTCCTCCAACGACTCTTTATCAACTTGCCCGTCCTTGGAATAAGTGTTGCAAACGTCGAAAATCTTTGTCTCGCACATCGCCAACATTAAATTCTTGTTCATCCTGTTCCGATTAACACGTGCCTCCAACGAATTGACGTTGTGAAAGTCCAACCGTTGTATGATGGGAATAATTTCCCGCGCTTTATAGATATGCGTGTTAATCGCCATTGGATAGCCCCAGCATGTGTGCCTGTCTATCCCCTCCTCCATCCAGCTCCAGACAAACCCATGCGGAAAGAAGAACATTTTAGGAACCTTCATAGTCTTTTTGGCGGGAAAACAGTAATCTATCTCGGGGTTCATTCGCAACGACACCGCATGTATCTCCGGGACAGCCTCGAAATGCTCAACCGCGTCCTCCAGCTCATGGACACGCAGTTCCCGGACAAAAACATTGTCGTCGCAAAGAAATAAGCAATACCGCTCGTTCAGCTTCCTTAAAATGTTGTTGAACGACTCTTTAAAACCGTTTATCTCCTCGACGAACTCGATATTATTATATTCGTCACGAAGCGTTTTATAACCGAAACGCATCTGATACGTGCTTGTGGTATATAAAACATGTATGTTCGCGAACGGCTCGAACCGCTCCCGCAACGAATGAAGAAGAAGCTCCAACTGCATTGGGCGGTTTTTTGAGAATATGACAATATCAACCATTGGCAATCTCCAGCAACTTGACATACCAGTCGGCGCAAGTCTTCAAATTATAATTTCCCACCACATATGAGCGGGGCGTGAACATGGGCACCTCCTCCACAAAGCTTGGCAAATCCTTCAAGGAATCCTGCATCCTGCCGCATTGAAGGTTGAAATACGGAGCGGACGACACGTTGCCGTTGCTGTATTGGAATTTACCGTACATGAAAGTGGACTGATTTAAAATATAGGTGGGCACGTCCATGCTCCACGCCTCCATAATGGCTATATTCTGGCTTTCAGTTCCCACCAGCCACATGCAGTATCGGCATGAATTAAGCTCCTTGACGAACTCGTCCTCCGTGTATTTGCCATATTCAATGACACGATATGTTTGTTTATTCTGCTTCAACTTCTCTATGGCGTAGAAAACCAGCTCGACAGGAGTTTGGTGAGTCACATTCTTGTAGTAAATTAAACAATCATATTTCGGTTTCCTGTCCGGCGTGAATCTGTCCGTGTCAATGCCGGACGGCCATATATGGAAATGATTATCCAGTGGATATGTGTTCATGTAGTCCGTCACCCACTGCGACGGCTGCGCCCAATGCTTAAATCGCTGGAAAAGCCCCATATCCTCCGTGGGCAGAACAACAATCTCCGGGCCTAGCAGTGCGCTTGACGGCGCGTTGACCGACGCTTTTCTTTGCAGGCATCCGTTTAATTTCCCCTGCTCGTTGGAAAGAACGTCGTGTCCAAGCAAACGCAGGCCGTCAAGAAGATTATGAACAACCTTCCAGCATCCGTTAACTTTGTCCTTCTGATCGTGGAATATACCGATTTTCATACCGAAATCCCCCATTTCTCGTTGAAATATTTTCTATTATGCTTAACACAGCCTGTGGCGCCACCACGCTTCTGCTCGTTGTAATGAATTAAAACGCAAGCGTTATTAATCACTATCTCCTTGTCAGGAAAAACCTTTCTATGCTCCATGCAAAAATCGGTGTCCTCATAGACCGCGCCTATATAGGCCTCGTCAAAACGGATCGCCGTCTTTTTGAACGCAATCGTCGCGGTGGGCACCAATTGAAGCATAGTCCTGTCCGAATGGCACGCGGTTTGAAGAATGTCCTTGATCTCCTTGGACGAATTGTCGCCAAGCATGTTGCCGATCCCTCCGGAACCATTCCGGAACCGCGCGGAGACTATTGAGAACCGCTCGGGATGATTGATCAACGGAGAGATCAGCGCGTCGATCCAACCTGTGTAGAATCCTGAAATATCATCGTCCAACATCACAATAATCTCCGCCTTGGCGCGCTCTATGCAAATATTTCTATTGATCGCCGCCGAGTTCATCTCCCGAACGACTACAAGCTGAACACGTCCATAGGACGATTTTAAAAATTGATCAAGCTCAAGCACCTGCTCGGTATTGTCCTTTATCGTCGGAATAGCCACTGTCACCGCATATTTTCCCATATCCATGACTCCTCGCATTCCCAAGGTCTGGGTTTGCCATGGAAGCAGACGACATCCGCAGGCACCAACCCGTTTAAACAATGTCCCTTGTAGCTTTTAATGTTTAAATAATAATTCACACTGCTTATAAAAATCCCTCTTTTCTTCAACCGCTCCTCAATATACGTCTGATCCCCCCTATGTTTATCCATTCCCAACGCCAATCCATCCCATAGAAACGTTTTATCCCCTCTCCACATCATAATACCGGAGGCGTGCTCCTTGTTGCCCTTGACACCGTTTCCCCGCAAATTAAAGGCATCCAGCATAGCGAAATCGACATTGGCGTTTCCCAGCGCGCTTATATCGTTTAAAATAACAGTGTCCAAATCAAAATACACCGTCAAATCGTCCGACACAAGGTCATTTCTAAACATTTGTATCTTGTTCCACCAGCCGGGATAAAAACCTTTCAACGGAATTGTGTCACAAAAATCAAGATACTCGTTCGTGAGACAAAAAAAGGAGCATGTCCCGGAATAATTCCTTTTTATAGAATTAAACAGCCACCGGACATGCTCCTTTTTAAACCCGTTGCCGGGAACAAACACAGATAAAAATCTCATTTCATCTCATCTTTCGGAACTCTCCTGATTCTACGCGCGGGCCGCCCGAACCACATCTCGCCTGCGGGCACGTCGCAATTAACCAGCGAACCGACACCGACAAGAGCTTTCTCGCCAATAGTAACACCTTGGCAAATAACGGAGCCATGCCCTATTCTGGCGCCCTTTTTAATTGTTGGCGGCTCGTGCGCGCCTTTCATGTGATCATCGTCAAGAAGAACCACATTATACCCGATATAGACGTTGTCCTCGACAACGGCTCCGGGACATAGCAGCGTGTTCATGGCGACGCGGACATTGTCGCCCACTCTGCAATCGCTCTCAATAATGGCGCTCTCCGAAATGTTGCAGCATTTCCCGATAACAGCCGACGGATGAATTGTCTCATTCATTTTTCCACCTCATTTCATAATTTCAGTTGGTTCTTGTTTTGGAAAAACATCCAAAGCGCTCTTTGGATTTAAATTGATGATCTCAATTTCAGGGTAAACAGCCCTGAAATCGTTGTTGAACCGCGCGAACTCGCGCGCGAACTCCGAGACTCTTGATTTTTTCTCTAAAAAAGGACGTTCCGCCTTGATGGACTCGTACCAGTTAGTTTTCTGCAAATCTTTATCGACATCGCAATCGTAACCAAGTAGATAAACACGCTCGGCGCCTAATTTGACGGCAAGCTCTATGGCGGAAACACCTGAATTGCGGTACCAGCTTAATTTATAGGTGTCCGGACTGATAGAAAAACTCGTCATTGCACATATTTTGACCTGCTGGCTGGGACGCACTTTTCTCTTTTTATGATCCAGCGTGACAAAAACACCTTTATACTCATGGAAAAAAGATTTATGCGCGTTGTAAAAAGAGTTGTCACGGAAAAAGACGAAATCCACCACATCGGAGCCAAGCCTGTACGCGTCGTTGCATCCTATGACATGCTTGTCCTTTAGCAAATCAACATTGATCGACGAAAACGACGGGCCGCCACCTATGATAAAGACGTCGCCACGCCATATCCTGGGAATATTCCAGTAATGGCTCATTGGGGTCATCCTAACAGCCCGTCCAGCAACGTCTGCGCCTCCGCTTTATTGAGCGGCGTGTCGTTCATCTGTTTGTTGTCGTGGTCGCGGTGGACAAAATAACGGCCACGATTACGCTTCATGGAATATTTGACATCATGCACTTGCACGGTGGTGGTGGGACGATCCGACTCCTCGACTACTTTGAACCGCGCCGGAAACAATTTATCCAGCTCAATCTTGGATTCAAAGACTTTTCCCGCCTCAATCTGCGTGCCGTTCTCCACATGCACGCCGGACAATAATTTGAATTTCATAATTCTCTCCTAAAAAGGAGGGCGGGGCTGGTACAAAGAGAAAAACCAGCCGCCGCCCCGGGGGGGTAGTTATGCTTTGGTGGCGTGTAGAATTCCGACCTTGTTGTTGTAGTCCTTGACGATGAACGGAAGCTGAATCGCCATAGCCACGAACTTGGCGACCATTCCACCCTTCTCCGACCATTGGACAATTCGGGGAGTCATTCCCTGGATGGTGCGAATGGAGCGGTTGCCAAACGACACAACAATGATGTCGTCGTTTTCAAGATAGTCAAGAGCGCGAATGAACCGGATGGACGAGGACACGTCGCCGGAATTGGTTCTTTCCTTGTCAACACCAACTTTGAGAATGCGCTCGCGGAGAGTGATGACACCGTAGGTGTCGTTGTAGTCCTCGTCAAGGTAACGCTCGAGATTGGCGCCGACATAGATGCCAAACGGGCCGTACTGTTTGTTGTCCCTCATAGTGTTGATGAAGGTCAGCAAATCGGTCACACGCTGTTTGGCGGTCTTGGTGCCGCCCGCCCAGTCCGCGTAGGTGGTGGTGATGCGTGAATCGAAATTACGCAGACCGTACAAATTGGCACCACCAAACTGATAGGTGCCGTACGTGCCGAGATGCAGTTTCTCCATAGTCTCCGCAACCTTGATCATCGCCTGCTCCGCGTGGAACGTGTCGATCCCGCCGCCAAACCTGCGATTGGTGGCAAGCTGGCGAATATCGAAGCTGAACGGCTTCATGATCAAAGGGATAGGCAACGTGCGCAAAGTCAGCTCGACCTGGTCCTCGTTACCGTTGTTGGTGGGGGACATACTGGCGGTGGCGTCGGAAATGTCGCTGGACGCTTGATACTGGTACTGCGAGATGCCAAGAGCGTTCGGGAGAACTTTCACCAGATTGAGCGTCTCCAGGTCACGGACAAACCGAAGCCTGTCACGGTAGACCGGAACGGTGGCGGCGTCGATAGCCTGCCATTCGTCCTTGTACAGCAACGCGTTGGTGACAGGAACATGCTGTTTGGTTCTCATGTTGTCCACGAATTTCTTTCCGGTTTCCCGGTTGACGTACGGACGCAGAATACTCGGTTCAAATTCGGCGTCCAGCATAGCGGAAGCCAGCGACATGTCGGTGGCGTCAAGAACACCGCCGTTCAAATTCAAAATTTTAAGATCGTCTGCCATGATTTTTCTCCTTAAAGAACTATTGCTTCCACAAGATTGTCAGGATCGGCGGCGGAGCTGTCGGACATATCGCATGCCGACACGGCCATCAAAAGAGCTGTCGCCTCGGACGTGCGCTCCTTGAAATCACCATCACCGTTGGACACCAGATAATCACCTATGGCGATACTTTCACCATTGGCGACACGCACCTGGACTTTTGATCCTTTGCCAGGGACATTGACAAGAACGACATCTTCATCGGCGTAATCGTCGTCAATCCCTGCCGTGACGTTGTCGGAGCTGTAATATTTGTTCTCGATCGCCACAGCGAGCAAAGGAAGAACGCCAGACACTGTCGAGCGTTTCCATTTACCGGCGGAGGTGTACTCAACAAGCTGTCCAGGCGTTACTGCACCGTCAGCTGGACGGATCGGCCAGCGGTTCAAATTTGCTGTTGCTGACCGGAATCATGCCGCGACCTGAATAATCGGGCTCCGGCTCTTTAATCATCTCGTTCAACTTCTTCAGCTCGTCCAAAGAGCGGGTCGCCAGCTCCTCGATTGCGTTTATTGCCTAGAATCCGATCCTTGACGGACTGAATCTCGGCCTTCATCTGATTGACCGCGTACATGATGGTGCTTTTAACCTCGCCGTCCGGAGCGGTCTTGATGAAATCCTCAAGCGACGCGTTCTCCTTCTTTTCAGGCTCCTTCTTTTCAGGCTCCTTCTTTTCCACCTCCTTCTTTTCCGCCTTCTCAAGCTCGGCCAATTTCTCGTTGGCTTTCGCCAAGTCGCTTTTGAAGGTCTCGATGGCCTTTCTGCTCTCAACAAGCACCTCGTTGCTCTTCACCAGGGATTGAAAGGACTTCTCCTCCATCCCCTCAAGCATTTCTTGATCGTTCTCCGAGAAAAACCCGGAAGCGATCATGTTCTCAATCATTTTCTTCCTGTCCATGTCAACTCCTTTTTTGCTATTTGTTCGAGGGAAGCCCGCGCCATCCTTAATACTGCAAGCGCCCTCACAATCCAATAAAATGGCATGATGATCCGGCCTGTAGCCAAACGCCACGATATCGTAGTCCTCGCCGTTGTATTTGCCCTTGACCTCAAGATCATCGGTGAAAAGTCCCGTGCTGACCTCCAGCATCTCGCCGTTGTTTACTTTATCAACCAGGCCGGGAGCGACTTTATTCGCTTTCGCCACATCCAGCCAGACCTCCGTCCGCAACGCCTTCTTGTCGGCCAAATATTCTGTGTTCAATAAAAATCCCAGCATGGTCCTCTCCATCGCGTCCTTGGAGCAGGCCGAAACAGGCTTGCCGTTTTCCGTCGGATGACCCAGCATGACAGGCTTGTGGTTCCAGCTGGCCGTGGACGACTCCAGCTCGGCGCCGGGGTAAAAGACCGCTCCGCCCGAACCGCTGTGGACACCCTCGTTGATCATGACGCATGGCGCCACCAGATAATCACGACCGTCCAAACTCTCCTCACGGCTGATTCCACGGAAATTCAGCTTCACGCTGTTGAAAGTCAAACCACCTGCCGCGCGGTCCTTCCGCCAGTTGAAGTACGCCGCGGACAGCGCCTCCGGTTCGGACGAGTAGTCACCGGCATGCGCCTTCATAAAATTAGATATGTACTCGGATTTGTCCATAAATTTTCCTTTTTCAAAAAATAGCACGTCAAAACTTGTATTGCAAATAAACAAAAACCCAGCAACGAAACACCGGAAAACCACCATTCCAGAACTTCGACGGAAACACCGCCATCACGACCACCATCAGATGTGCCGAAATTTCAACGGAAACAGCTTTTCACGCCGTTTTGTCCGCAAATCCAAGTCCGCACCCACCAGCAAAACGCGCCAAAACACACAGCCCGCTAAAAATCCCCAAAAAACGAAACACCCCCCCACGCGCGCATAATATATATAACACATACGGACGCCACACACGGCGCAAGCCGTGCAAGGCGGGTAACACCCTATAACTACCTAACTAACAACAAGTTATAGTTCAATTTAACCAATAAAGGTTTCCAACGGAAACCTTTTTGGATAAATAAAGAAAAGTAACCAAAAGAAACAAATTAAAGTATAAATACCAATACAAATACAAAATACCAATACACAATACAAAAAGATAGAAAAGAAATAGAGTATATATATTATATATACTCTTAAAGAAAAGAAAGAAAAAGAGGGTTTTCCAGGAAATTTTTTCGCCAAAAAACACCGCTTTGTTTAATTTTTAACAAAACAACAAATCACCCAATCCCTCCTCCAAAATAGATTTTTTGTTTAATCTTAACGAAAAACACCGACCAAACAGATTAGTTGTTTAATTTTTACAAAACACAAACATTGTCTATTGTTTAATCTTTATGAAAAATCCCACGCGAATAAAAATGGCACACACATAAATATATCCGTTGTTTAATCTTTGTAAAAACACATACACCGTCAACTGTTTAATCTCAACGAAAACACCACATAAATATATCCGTTGTTTAATCTTTGCGACACGCGCACGAAAATCTTATGCCACACGTTGTTTAATTTTTATGAAAATATCATACGAACTCATATCGCATATTGTTTAATCTTTATGAAAATTCCCACACAGCATACGAACATCGCACACATCAACATATATCGTCCGTTGTTTAATTTTTATAACAACCACATACGAATACCAACACACACGCATACAGATTGTCCGTTGTTTAATTTTTATAAAAAATCTCACGCACATATATCGTCCGTTGTTTAATTTTTACAAAAAATCTCACGCACATGACGGGAGTGTCGTCTCACCATCGCTCCCCGGCGAATCCACCGTTACCAATATGCGGCGCGCGCTTAGCAGATTTGTTTACTTTGTCAAGT